AGCGGGGGCCGTAGTGTTCCGGCCCCCGCAACCACCCAAAGTTATGGCAATCCTATCTGAATCAAAATCCGTAGACGGCGGCCACTGGTATCGGCCAGACGGCACCCCCTGCCACCAACTTCCCAAGAAGGACGGCAGCGGACTCAAGGACACCACCTTGGCCGACGCCAAGAAGCTCATGCTTCTCCCGTCTGTCACCGGCTACACCGGCATCCTCGACAAGCCCGCCCTCCTCAACTGGAAGGCCACGCAAGTTGCGATAGCCGCCTTCAACACCCCGCCCAAGGGCGACGAGACCATTGAGTATTTCTGCGAGCGAGTCATTGGCGCCAGTAAGGCCCCGGTCGCAGCCGCCGCCGATCTCGGCAGCAAAGTGCATGACGCCTTGGAGAAGCTGCTCATGGAAGGCCCGAGCGCGGTGCCCGAAGACATGTGGGCCTATGTCGCCCCCGTCATGGAGTGGAAAAAGAACAACAAGATCACCTACGACGAGATCGAGACAACACTCGTCAATCTGGAATACGGCTACGCTGGCCGCTGTGACGTGCTCGCGCGTGACGCCAACGGCACCCGCATGGTCATCGACTACAAGACGCGCAAGACCAAGCCCAAGCAGAAGGTCGGTCCATACGACACGCAAGGCATGCAGCTCGCCGCCTATGCCGTGGCCAAGTGGGGCGAAGACGAGCTGCACACCATCCACGGTTACAACGTCTACATCAGCACCACGGAAGTCGGCCGCGTCGAACCATACAAGCACGACAGCCTTGTCCCGCATTGGGAAGCCTTCAAAGCCGCCTGCATCTTGTGGCGCCACGTCAAGGGCTACGACCCGAGGCAGCCGGCGTTCAGCACACTCAAGGAGGCGGCATGACAAATCCAGACGCCGAAGCCAAGGAGACTGCCCGCGAAGAACGTGAGGCAAGCAGCTACGAGGACATCCAAGAGTCCTGCCGCGACAAGGAAGCCGCCGACCGCATCGGCGGGCACTTCTGGACAAACATCTAAAGACATGAAAAGGACCCGCCGCGCCATCGTCAGCGAACCTCTCTACGGGACCAGCATAGAAGTCTATGCGAACTACCCGCAGAAAGTTGCGCTGCGCCGCTGCGCCAAGGTGATGGAAATGGACGCCGATGACCCGGCGAACGCCCCCGATGACACGGCGGCTGGCTGGTGCATGAGTCACGGTGGCTGGGCTTTGATCTGGATTGAGTCATACCCCGAAGACCAGTCCTCGCTGCCGCACGAACTCTGGCATGCCATCCACGGATTCACCCGCCACATCGAGTCCGGCGACGAGGAGACCGGCGCCTATCTTGTTGGACACTATGACCCGCGCATCCGCGCAAAACTGAACAAAAAACCATGAGCATCAAATACAGAGGAGAAACATTCTCCGGATACAACAAACCCAAACGCACCCCGGACGGCCCCAAGAAGTTTGCCGTGCTGGCCAAGTCAGGAGAACAGACCAAGTTAGTCCGCTTCGGCGACCCAAACATGTCGATTAAGAAGGATCAGCCCGCCCGCAAGGCCAGCTACTGCGCCCGCAGCGGCGGCATCAAGGGCACGGGCGACAAACTCTCGGCCAACTACTGGTCGCGCAAAGCATGGAGCTGCTAATGAAAAAGGGACTCTACGCAAATATCAACGCCCGCAAGGCCGCTGGCACCAGCCGGCCCAAGAGCAAGTCAACCGTCAGCCCGAAAGTCTACTCCGACATGAAGGCCAAGCGCGGAGGGTTCAAGGCCAAGTGAGCGAGACGCCCCTAACCGACGACATCGCGCGCGGCAACCATGTCGTGCCGACCGAGTTTGCGCAGGACTTGGAGCGAAAATGTGGCCTCTACAATTCGTATTTTGAATCAACGAAGGTCGAGTTGAAACAGACCAAGCGCGCGTTGGGCGATGCCCGCATTGAGGCGCACAACTGGAAAAAAGCCTTTATGGCACTGAACCCCTCCGGCCACACGCCACATCCATGACCTCCGCCGTCCTCATCGCCATCGTCGGCTTCATGTATTTCGCCGTGGCCATCGACCAAGCGTTTATCCATCACAACTTTTGGAATGGCCTTATCTGGTTCGGCTATGCCGTGGCGCAGATCGGCTTGTGGCACATCACCGTGCAACCCTGACATTATGGAGAAGTATCGCATTATGACACCCGAGATCGAGGCAATAGACCAAGAGATCATGCGCCTCAAATCATTGCGCGCCAGCATGGTCGCCAAAGCAGCCAAGCGCAAGGCCGATGCATTGTGCGAGGAGATGAGGAAGCGCAAGGGCAAATGAATTTTTTAGCAGCAGTCAAAGGTATTGCGCCGGCAGGAGGCATTCGCCCCGCTAGTCACATAACCGCCAGCTTCGTAAGCGCAACAAAAGCGAAGCCTGCTGCCCATATTTTATGATCGCCTTCTTCCCCGACCGCGAGCGTGTCTACGTCAAAGGCAAGGACGCCCCCTGCCGCACGCTCCTCTATTGCAAGAACGGCGGCGGCGAGAACGATTACGTCACAGTCATCCGCGAGGACAACGGCGAATGGCTCACCGTCCGCATCGACCAGATCGTCAGTGCGCCGAATCCGACTTTGGACATTGAGGACACTTCTGACGCCTAAACAGCACACATCCGCACACATGAACGTCTCCCTCAACCAAAACGAAGTCCTCGTCTCGACATACATAGGCTCTCGCCGCAATGCCGAGGCATCCTTCCGCAAGCGTGCTCCGCGTTTCCCCGAGAAGACACCGGGAGAATTGTGGGGATTCCACATTGAGGCTGCACACGCCGAATGCGCCGTGGCCAAGTTGCTCGGGCTTTATTGGGGCTTTGGTGTGAACACGTTTCACACGCCCGACATTACTGGGACAAACTATGAAGTGCGCTGGTCGCAGCGCCCGAACCTCAAGGTTCGCCCCGATGACTCGGGCATCGTGATTTCGGTCAGCGGCAAATCGCCCGACTACGTTGTCCATGGGTGGATCAATGCCGAGGACGCCAAACGCGATGAGTGGAAATGCTCGTCACCGCCTCCGTGCTATTTCGTGCCGCACGACAAGCTGCGGCCCGTCAGCGAATTACTGAAACGCTAATGACTTTGCGCAAAGGATGAAAAGACGATCAACAACAAAGGGCCGGGGTTACTTGTTCTCCGGTCAGGGTTGCGCCAATCGTCCGGAAACCCAATGCGCGGTGGCGGCACTGGGGGGTGCTGCCACCACTTCTTTACGATGAGCGACAAGAAATCCACTCCCCGCTCCCGCTTCACGCCGACTGCTCATCCGGTGATGAAGCTGCCGCCCAAGGACGTGCTCTTGGCTATTGGGCCAGAGAAGGGCTGGGATCTGCTGCTCAAGCGGGAAGAACTAATCCTCAAGGAAAAGGTGGATCCCTACCGCTACGGCTACCGCCCACCGATCTGGAACAAGGCCAGTCAGCTACTGGAGGACAACCGAGAAATCCTTGTTATGGGGGGCAACAGATCCGGCAAAACGGAGTGGGCCGCGCGCGAGGTGATCCACCGCCTATACCACAAGAAACAATCCGTGGCGTGGTGCTTCCAAACGACCGCGCCCAACTCGATTGAAATGCAACAACCCCGCGTCTTCAAATATCTGCCGGCCGACTGGCGGCAGGCGCGCAAGGGCACGGTCACGAACATCACTTACTCGGTCAAGGGGGGCTTTACCGAAAACAAGTTCGTCGCACCGAATGGCAGCCAGTGCATCTTCCGCAACTACGCACAGGACATCAGCACCATCGAAGGCGGCGAGATTGACATAGCATGGTGCGACGAGTTGGTGCCGCTGGATTTCTTGGAGACACTGCGCTTCCGTCTTCTCGACAGGAACGGTGTGCTTATCGTCACGTTCACCCCCATCGAAGGCTACTCGCCCACGGTAAAAGACTACCTCACCGGCGCCCGCAACGTGGAGGAATGCGATGCGGAGTTGTTGCCCAAGTTTGAGGACAACAAAGGCGAGAAGGTCATCGTCGGCTACGAGAAAGTGCCCATCGTCCAGACAGGGCGCAAGGGGCGGCCGATCATTTACTTTCAGACAAAGAACAATCCATGGGCCGGTTGGGAGCGCATGCAGCAGGAGCTACGCAACGAGACGCGCGAGAAGATCCTGTGCCGCGCCTATGGCGTCCCGACCCGCTCCATCAACAACCGCTTCCCGCTGTTCAACGACAAGGTTCACGTCATAAAACACGAATGGATTCCCAAGGAGGGCACCCGCTACCAATTCATAGACCCCTGCTCCGCGCGCAACTGGGCCATGATCTGGGCGCTGTTCGATAGCGCCAACCGTTGCTTCATTTACCGCGAGTGGCCCTGCCCGAACGAGTATGTCGAAGGCGTCGGCTACCCCGGCATGTGGGCCGAGCCGGATGGAAAGAAGGCGGACGGACGCCAAGGTCCCGCGCAGAAAGACTTTGGCTTCGGGCTAGAGCGATACATCGAAGAAATCCGCAACGTCGAAAACGGCGAGCGCATCTTTGAGCGGTGGATGGACAGCCGCTACGGCAACGCGCAGACCTTGGCCAAGGAGCGCCCAACCACGCTGATTGAGGAGATGAGCGACCTCGGCATGGACTTCTCAGCCGCCCCCGGCGACACGATTGATGAAGGTGTCGGGCTTATCAACGACTGGCTGCACTACAACACGCAGAAGCCGCTCGACGCGCTGAACCAACCCAAGCTCTACATCAGCGAGAATTGCCAGAACCTAATATGGTGCATGAAAGAATGGACAGGCGCTGACGGAAACAAAGGCAGCAGCAAGGATTTCCCTGACCTCGTCCGCATGCTTGTGCTTTCCGGCTGCAACAACGTCGAAGGCGACATCCTGCGCCCGCGCGGAGGAGGAAGTTACTAATGGCTCCGAGCGGCATAGTTCCCCCACCCCCGCGCGTGCGCCCATGGCGAGGCCGCAGCAAAGAGCCGCCACGTTGCGGCGTGTGTAGCAAGCAGCTTCGTATCGACGACATTCATGGCGTGGACAACCAACTCGGCCCCATCTGCCGCGAGTGCGGCCCGCACGTCATCGTGGCGAACAGGGCCATGTATCCCTTCTGGATATAACCATTTGCCATTCAAGAACCCCGAACACAAACAGCTTAAAAATTATGCTATTCACGACAATCCGCAAACTGTTCACCAAAACCATCCCCATCGACCGCTATCCTGTTTCTGAAGACGAAGAGTTCGACTTCAAAGGCGCCCTTGCTTTCACCCGCGACCAAGCCCCGCCCTGCTGGCGAGCCGTCATGGTCGCCCTGCAAGATCGCATCGCGGACGGCGTGGCCTTGGCCAGCAACATGGCCACCGCCAAAGACCCCGGCCTCCTCGCCCACGCCAACGGCCAGCTCAATGCGCTGGTGGAATTGTGGGATTACTTGGAAGCCACCAGAGCCGAAGCGGCGAAGGTCCGGTAGGGGCGGCTGGCCCTAGCCGCCCGCTGCATACTTTTTGCGCAATAGTTTTTGCGACTAAAGGGCAAGTGGGAATAACAACTCAGCAAAAAGTATGCGCCGGTCAACTCTTCGACAGTTTGGAATAGTTGCCGCAGATTCCCGGTATTTATCCCCGCTCGGGAACCCCGTTATAGAAACAACCCTGTATTTGTAACGAAACCTGAAAGAAAAACATCCCTGCCTTTCTTTCAAGTCGCCGCTCGCCGACCCGTCGTTAACTGACAGATTGTTGCAAAACGTATAACTCGGCGCGCGTTATCCTACGCTTTGTATCAAAAACACCGCACAAAAGGTGACAGAAAGTGCAATCACTTGTGAACAAGTCTATGCGATTCTATCCAAGTGTCGCCCCGAGACATAAGCAAAGTATCGCACAACGATACTTTCCCCCCTCTGGCTCCTAGCTCCCTGCTCCCTGCTCCCTGCTCCACGCTCATGTATTGACACCGCACACATTGTGTGCTATGTGTGAGGATAGAGAGGCGTATCGCGCCTCACTCCGGTTCTAACGTCCCGGTTCCCCCCAGACGTTTGGCGCACCTCTTAGGGGTTTTATCCTATGGCGACAGACAATGTGGCCGCGACAGCGGCGGGAGCGGACGATGTAGTTTCTATGGCACT